TGGACGCATTCAGACCCGTAGCTACGAGAATCAGCAAGGTCAAAGAGTGTATGTCACTGAGGTAGTCGCTG